TGAAGCAGACCAACCAACCGAAGGAGAACAAGTGTCAGACACTACCGTTCCAGCTCCTGCCGAAGAAACGGTAGAAGCTGCCAAGGTTGAGACAGTTGCGGCCTCTCGCCCAGCTTTCTTTACCGCTCCTCGCCTTGAGTTCACAAAGGCTAAGTACCTCGAGAATAGCGTTCGCGCTGCTCTAGGTGATGATGCTGCTCGCGCTTATGTTCGCGCAGCTGATGACACCACAAGCAATAACGCTGGTCTCATCCCTACTCGCCAATTGACTGAGGTCGTAAATAACCTCTCCAATGGTGATCGTCCAACAATCGCTGCGATTTCAACTGGCGTTCTACCTGATGCAGGTATGACTTTTGAAATTCCTCGTCTAAAGACTGCCCCAACAGTTGCTGAAGAAGCAGAAGCAGATCCAATTGTTGAGACTGGAATGGAAACAGAATTTATTTCTGTCTCCGTTAAGAAGTACGCAGGAGGACAGACCTTCTCTGTCGAATTGCTTGATCGCTCCTCACCAGCTTTCTTTGAGGAATTGGTCCGTCAAATGGAATTTGCTTACGCAAAGAAAACTGACGATGCCGTTGCGGCCACACTCATTTCAGCAGCGACAGACGGCGGAAACCGCACAATGTCTGCTGGAAACTTCTTGGATTTCCTTTCTGATGCTTCAGTGGATATTTACAAGAACACACTCCGCTTCCCAACAGGCGTCATTGCTTCACCTGATCAATGGGGCGCAATTATGGGATTGAACAACAATGGAGTACCGCTATACCTCTCCACAATCAATCCTTCAAACGCTTCAGGCTCTCTCGTACTTGGTAACAACGGCGGCACCGTCAATGGTCTGCCTCTATATGTTGCAAGCAATGTGGGCCCAGGCACAGGCGATGGAACAATTATTGCTGTTGATCGCGAATCATTCACCTGGTACGAATCACCTCGTACTCGCTTGCAGACCAATGTGGCTCTCAATGGCCAAATTGAAGTTGCCTATTACGGTTACGGCGCAATCGCGACCAAAGCCGCTAAGGGTGCTTACAAGTGGATGGTTGCATAACCCAAGCCTAAAGAGTTAGGCGGTCCGCTCCCGAGCCGCCTAACACCTCCGAAAGTAGAAAGGAAACGAGATGCCCACAATAGTTACAGCATCAGAGCTGCGTACCATTTTGGGTGTCTCGTCATCCTTATATTCAGATGCCTACCTCAATGACATTATTGATGCCACTGAGTCAATTATTTTGCCAATGCTTGTTACTTACAAAGCACCAATCGCCGCCGCTGAGTTGTCAGACAATGTGGCTACAATTATCACTCAGGGCGAACACCCATTTTCTGTCGGACAATCTGTCGTAATCGCTGGCGTATCAGCGACCTTCAATGGCACCAAAACAGTCACAGATGTTTCTGATGATCACCTGGAATTTTCTTATGCACAAACTGCGTCCGATGTAATCCAATTTAATGTCATCCCTGCTGGTAGTGCGACACTAACTGGCGCATCAACTTATGTGGGCAATGCTGCCGTTGAAGCGGCGGTGCTATCTGTCGCTGTTCAAATCTTTCAAAACCGCACCGCAGGTGGTGGAGCAATCGAGGGTGTTGATTTCGCAGTCACCCCGTTCAGAATGTCTCGCGGATTACTTAGTTCAGTTTCAGGGCTACTCGGGCCTTATTTAGATGTTGAAGCGATGGCTCAATAATGCCAGCCAACACAATTGCCGACACTCGCGCCGCTATCAAAACAGCAATCGGTGCTGTGACCGCCAATGTTTATGATTTTGTACCTGAAACTCCCGTTGTCCCTTTTGCAGCGGTAGTCCCTGGGGCACCTTATATGGAGTTCGATTTAATCAGTCGTTCTCCATTTCGGTGTCAATTAAATTTTGTTATTTCAGTGGGAGTTGCGTATTTTTCAAACCCTGCCTCACTTGGCAACCTTGAGGAGCTTACAAAAGCAATCGTCTCAGCAATCCCGACTGGCTATGAAGTTTCAGTAGTTGAATCACCTGTTGTCAATACTGTTGGCAATTCAACGATTTTAACCGCTGATATTCGCTTGAGCACTCGCTACGAGCAAACCACCTAACAAGGAGAATCAATGCCAACAACAGTGATCACTGGCCGCGATGTCACCTTCACCCTAGATGCAGCTGCATACGATGCTCAGGTGACCTCCGCGGTACTATCCTGCGAGACCATTATCGAGACTTACCAAACTCTCGATGGTCGCGCTTACAAGTCCACAGATAAGCAGTGGACCTTCACAATCGAACTATTGCAGGACTGGGGAGCAACCGGCTCTCTATTCGAGGCAATGTGGGCCGATGCTGAAACAGCACCAAACACTACACTCGCTGTGTCATTCACAGCAATATCAGGCGCAGTATTTGCCTTCAATGTATTGCCAATCTTCCCAAGCGCAGGTGGCGCAGCTCCTGGAGCTCTCACCGATACTTGGACAATGACAGTAGTCGGAACACCAAGCGAATCATTTAGCTAAGAGGGAGATCGGGAGCAATGAAATTAGAAATCACAATTAAATACAACGATGGTGAATCGGTGGCTTATGTCGCTGGTTTGCCAGAGTGGTCTAAATGGGAACGCAAAACTGGCAAGTCACTTTACGGAATGAGCGACTTATCGAAATACCAGTTAAATGATTTTCTGTTTTTAGCTCATTGCGCTTATGTAAGAGCAGCCGCTGGAAAGCCAACCAAATCTTTCGAGATTTGGGAGCTGACAGTAGATGAGCTAATAATTGGAGATCAAGAGGACCCAAAAGCTACGAGCGCGGAAGCCTAAACCGCGCTTTAGTTGAATTAGCAATAACAACAGGAATCCCTATGCAATACTGGGAAAGGGTAGAGGATTTCCTAACGGCTTTCGAGATATTAGAGGAGCGTAACGGTGGCAAATGAGCCAATTTCTTATGACCGCCAAGAGCTACGCTCAATCATTCGCGCCTTTAAAGCAATGGATGATGAAGCTGTTGAAGAAGCAAAACGCGAATCAAACGCATTGGCACAATTTGCAGCCAATGAAGTTCGCTCATACTCCATCACAAGACGGTTTGGACAATCCGCTGTCAATCGCATCGCAGATGGCGTTAGGGTTAGCAAATCATCCAAGATTGGCGAGTTCTCTTATGGATTCGCTTCTCAGCGTTTCTCTGGTGGAGCATCGACTCAAACACTCTGGGCAGGTTACGAATTCGGATCTAATCGTTATCCTCAGTTCCCCAACCGAACCCCCCGTCAAGGTCGAGGAAATTCTGGCTATTTCATCTATCCAGCACTTCGCAAAATTCAGCCTGAACTAGTGCGTAAATGGGAAGAAGCATTTTCAAAAATCCTAAAGAAATGGGATAAATAATGGCCGGTAGTCGTACGCTTAAACTTTCCATCCTTGCAGATGTAGATGATTTAAAAAAGAAACTTGATACCGGCTCTAAAGAGGTTGAAGGCTTTGGCGGTAAATTAGAAAAGTTTGGCAAGATAGCCGCAGCCGCATTTGCCGCCGCCGCCGCTGCCGCTGCCGCGTATGCTGGCAAATTAGCCATTGAAGGCGTTAAAGCCGCAATCGAAGATGAGGCCGCTCAAAACAGATTAGCCAATGCACTTAAAAATGTTACTGCTGCAACCGACCAGCAAATTGCATCAGTCGAGGAGCAAATTACAAAACTGGCTTTGGCCAATGGTGTTGCTGACGATCAACTACGCCCAGCTTTCCAACGCCTTGCAGTAGCAACTGGCAGCCTTACCAAATCAAGTGATTTATTATCTCTCGCATTAGATGTTTCAGCAGCCACTGGAAAAGATGTTGAAGCCGTAGCCAATGCTTTAGGTAAGGCTTATGAAGGCAACACTGGCGCACTTGGTCGTTTGGGACTCGGTATTTCTGCCGCTGAAATTAAGACTTTGGGTCTTGAAGGCACAATGCAGCAATTGGCCAAGACCTTTGGCGGAGCTGCCACTGTGCAAGCAAATACACTCGAAGGACAAATTGCAAGACTACAAGTCGCATTTGATGAGGCCAAAGAATCCGTAGGCGCAGCATTATTGCCGACCCTTCAAAGATTATTAGATTATTTTGTTAATACAGTTATTCCAAACTTTATTAAATTTAAAGATGCAGCCGTAGCACCGGTGACAGCAGCAATTGAACGCAATAAAGAATCACTAACCTTGCTTTACAATTTTATCAAACAATATGTCATTCCAGTATTAATCGATGGCTTGGGTGATGCATTAAAGTTTATTGGACGAGTAGCTGGTGGCATATTGGATGTCATCGGTGCAGTAGTTAAAGGCATTAAAACAGCGGTTGAATTTGCAATTAATGGAATCAATGTTTTGATTAAGGCTTACAATGCAATCCCATTCTTGCCAAATGTCAATACGATTTCAGCACCTTCGGTGTCATCAGCTCCATCAGTATCCAAACCATCAACTGCATCAGTGCCGGTCCCGCA